TAATTCTTCCGCTGCCTTTTGTGCAGTGTCTGCTGGATAGAGTTTTTGCTTCAGCATTTCAACGCGAAGTTGACGATCTTCATCTTCAACAGCCTGAGCCCTTTCTGCGTCCGCATAGTACTTTTCGCTCCAGGGCATCGTGACTAATGGTCTTTGGATTCTGTCTGCCATAATATTATCCTATCTTGCTGTCCATCCACTTGCGGATGATTGCCTTTATTTTGGGTTTGTTGCGTATTGACTTGGCAATTCTTTCTCCATATTCGAGGTAGAAGTTTCTCAAGTTGTCTGATGCCTTCGTAAACATCCACTCCCTAAATTCAAGCCACTTAGGATTGTCAGCACCATAAACCTCGCGAGCCACCCAGCATGCAAATATTCCTGCTGTTCCGCCCAACGATCCAACTCCCTTAAATATGTCAGCGCCAGCGCTGAGATAGTTAGGAAATGAATTTGCAACAGCAACGCGAGATAGGGCATCAACTTGCGCTCCATAAGTATTAGCCAAGTAATTAGATTGCGTATTGTAGAGTTTGTTGAATTCACCGGTAAGGGCAACAGGAATGCCTGGATCAACAGTCTGATAGAAGTTAGAAGCCGTAGAAGGCTGTTGGTTAAAGCCACCAGGTAGAGCTTGATTGGCTTGGATGTAGCCCTGTATTGCATTCTGTTGCTGTGCGGTGCGTGCGCCAGCTAGGTTGTAGATAGAAGGTCCGCCAGCAATAAACCCGGACGCGGCTCCAAGCCTATTCTGCTGGATGCCTTCACGAAGTAAAAGATCCCGAGCTCTGGCTGCGCCGGAAGTTTCGCCAGAACCAAGGAACTGTTGCGCGGCCCCAAACCTGGCCAGCTTGCGTTGCTCTCCGGCTGCCCCAATCTGCGCGGCCTCTTGCACTGCCGGTCCAAGACCGAAAATATTTCCCCGGGCAGTTTGAGCCCCGCGGATTGCCTGCTCGTACCCGCGACGTTCTTCGGCACCAATGGTCGACCCGAGTTGCAATTGGTTGATTGCCTCATCCTCAATTGTCCTGCGAAGTTGCTCTGTCTCGGGAGTTGTTGTTGGCTCGATCGGTTGAGTCGCCATTTCCCTGTACTTCTGGCCCAGGCTAACCGCGGTGCGATAAGAATCTGGATCGATCTGGTAAAGCTGTTGTGACGCTCGCTCTTCGGGTAATTGGATAAACTCACGGAAAGCAACAATATCCTTTAATCCCATCTCATCAGATGCCGTAAGTGGCTTATAGTTTTTTATGTTTTCATTTGCCTCAGATATTGCCTGGTTGACGCTATTCAAGTCGGAAGTCATTGAGGCGATGGCCTTCTCTGCGGTTGTTCTGCGAGCATCTCCAGCCTTTAAGCTTCCGACTAATTTGGAGGCATCATCAATGCGTTGCCTAATCCCAACAATTTGGGCATTACCAGAATTAACTATATTATTAAGTTTAGAAATTTTTGCCGCATTTAAGTCTTGAAGAATTTGTTCGTCGGAAACTTGAAAATTTAATTTAGAAGCATAATCTGAAACTCCATAGTTTCTTTTGGCCGAAAGCGCGGCAACGGCTTGATTTACTGGCTCAAGATTTACTCTTGATGTGTTGGTTATATTTGACAATCCACGAGCGGCCGTACTGTACCCAAGCTCAGTTTCGTAATTTTTCTGCGCGGAAACATTTTCAGATTCAAGATTTGTTTTGTAGCTTTCAAAGGCATCATTAAACATCTTTTTAGTATCTTGTTTAGCCGACATGTTGTACACCTTGCCGTCATGCCTATGTGAGTAAGTTGAAGATCCTGCTAAGAATTGATTATAATCTGGAACCCTAGGGCTTCCGTCAACTTGCCCAGCACCCCTTCCGCCACTAGGAAAAAATGACAATAAGCCAGCATCGCCTCCAATGCTCGGCTTATACACATCATAAAAGAATTTTTCTTTTGATAGAGCTTCTTTTTTGATTGGAGCATCAGGATCTTTAATCATGTCTGCCGTAAACTCGGAGTTGTAGTTTATTGCCATATTTATCCCTGTAAATTTGGATTAGAAATGCTTGTTCCGATTGTGCCATAGACATCAAATGGTCCGGATTGTGGATTATTCGCCACATTCTTTTCAACCGATGCGTATGGGCTAGTTCCGTAAAGACGCTCGAACTGGCGGGTCATCTGATCGCCTAATCCACGGTTCAAGGCATAAGCCTGGGGACTCTGTTCATACGCCCTACGCAATCCCTCCAGAGTGCGTTGAGGTCCGTACTGACGCTCAAGTTGCATCCCGGCCTGTACCCCAGCCTGCTGGTCGAGTGCTGATAATTGGCGCTCCAGGGAACGTTGTTGTGGCATGTACTGAATTCGTAGCTTGTTTTCGAGCTCGGCCATGCCGGGAGCCTTCTCCATGTACGTTTCAATGTTTTTCTTGTAAGCCTCGGCATTGGCCTGCGCTACCGCGCTAGGATCTGGCGGGGGAGGAGGTGCAGGAATAGAAGGTGCGCCACCCATGTTAAACTAAAGCCTTTTTCATAAATTTCATATAATCGTAAGTTTTTCTTGTTCCGTTCCGGCTAAAAATTAGGCTCCTTCTGGGGCCCAATTCATCCCACAGGATGGACAACAGTCGTTTCATAGCCAAACGACTACGAGCCGTAGATGTACCATCAATTGAGGTCACAGTCAAGTCAATATAGGCATCTTGACCGTCTGGCATATGGACATAATGCTTAACGTCTTGCGTTCCGTCGACAGCCCTCGCAACAGCCACTCCAACCACCTCTTGTCCTTCCTTGACCACTCCGACCAGGTTGTTGCGCTCGTACCAGGAGAACCATTCCCTAAAATTCGGCCAACGCGATTCCGGCACCCCGGACGCTTCAATGTATTCTATAGCGGTCATATTACCTTCTGAATCTCGATCGTGTCTGGGTTAGCGGCCGCAATAATTTGGCGAATCGCCATTTTGTTTGCAGTGCTTGAGATCTTCATATTCAATAGGCGCCACTTTTCGTACTTGCGAAGATCGCTTGCAATCCGTTTCTTTACTGAAGTCGGAAGGGCCGCCGGGAGCACAAACGGAAGAGTCAGCACTGAGCTCGCAATGTTCAGCCCGGACTGAACGCTGATGTCTCCAGTGTCCACATCTCTCTGAATGAAAATATTTGCACTGCTAGAAAACGAGTCATCAAAAATTACCTCGAAATGCGATCCATATTTGGCAGCAAACGTATCCCCAAAATTAAAATCTTTTGTGCGAACATAGGATTCGTAGTTTGTCCCAGCATCTTGGTAGTCGGACGAGACCGTTCCAGCCGGGGACTTGTAGCCTGCATATTGCTCAATAACTCCGTTTACCTTTTTGAACATCGCCCTGGTTCCGGCCTGGTTAAAGTTGGTAAGAGTAAACTGCATTATCCTTGGGCTCCAGGTACCCTCGAATGCGCCAAGCACAGTGTTGTAAACTATAAGCGTGTCGTTGACGTTGCTTGATCCTGTTGGCACTGCCAGGAAATATCTGTTGTCGTAGTAAATTGCTGTGGAAATTCTGATTGAATCAGTGTTGATGGTTTGGATGACGTCCTTGACAACTTCTGAGATTGGCACTCCTACCGAGCTAAAGTCGTCCGCAACTGAGCGAACTAAGGATCTAATTCCGTTGTCTGATAAAAACAGGATATCGCTACTTACCTGGACTGCAGTCCCGGATGCTACGCAGCCAGTGTTATTCGATATGATGGACACGATCCAATCGGCTGCCGTTGTGGCGTCGCTAGGAATGTCCACCTGGAAGACTCGGCGTTTCTTAAATACGATGATTCTGTTTTTATAGTATGGGACGATTGCCGTGATCTGGTCTCCGTCGTCTCCGTTCACGACGATGCTGTTTGTTGTATCCCACACGGATGGGTCTAGGATGTCGGAAGCGTAAAGTGTGTTCCTAGTGTCTCCAGACCCAACCGCAAAAAGCCTGTTCTCTGTATTTATTAAAAGCCTCAAATTTTGAGGTGGCGGACTAACGGTTGCCGTTGCCGTCGCTCCAGATCCGTCCCCAATAATTGTCACCGTTGGGGCTGCGGAATATCCAGACCCTCCTTCGACGACAGTCACGCCTGTGACGACGCCCCCTGCGACCTGGGTAATAAGCGTAGGGAATTGTCCGCCCCACTGTGGTCCTGTCACGATTGCCGTTGCACTAGTATACCCGGTGCCACCACTGGTTATCGTGATTGCCCTGACCTTTCCTGCCTGCCTAACCACAACATCTCCGTCCCAATAGTGCAGATCACCGTCAGCGTCGGCTATGTACATCTTGTTATTGAATTGCGCCATGCTCACTTCAACGGCAGAACCAATAGAATATCCGCTAGCCCATTTTTGTGTACTCGTTCCAAACAGGCTTGTGTTTGCGATCCATGTTGAATCTGCCGGATGTATTGTCGCGCTCCCGCTTGAATTGATGCTGTAGAATCTTCCGTTTGTCACGGTAAGCAATTGCGATGTAGATCCTGTTTCGTAGTACCGCATCCCACCGATAGATCCTGTCCCACTGGTTGCCCCGGTGGCAAAACTTGAAGTTCCGACCCTAGTCTCAAGATTGCCCTTTGGAGACAGGGTCATGTTGTATAACTGTTGTACTTGATTTTCGCCAAGCAGATCAGATTGCAGTCCGCTGGCCTGGCCCCCGGTAAAATTGCGAATTCCGTCAAAGGACAAGACTTCGTCTAAATTGTCCTGGAAATATGGCACGGACTAAACCCCTATGTCTGTGATGCTGTATTCGCCTAAACTTGACGGTGTGATGACCTTTATTCCCCCGACCTGGCTCATCTCGTATTGAGCCATCTGCGCTAAGTCAGCATTAGCTGTCGACACGACTGCCTGAGCCTTGGCGTACTGACGTTCACGCTCCAAGGCGTCGGCGTGAGTAAGTGCTAGGACAACGTGCTGGACGTGCGGTAGTCTCAACTCGTCGTTAAGAGCGGAAGAACTCG